ATTCCATATAAGTCATTCAAAGAGAATGTAGCAGAGGCAATGAAAGAAGCATTGGAGAAGCATGATACTTGGTGTCATCCTGAAAGCTCATTAGCATTTCATCAATCAGATATGGGGTAATGATATCATCAGAAACTCCATACAAGTTGGCAGAAATAATCAGAGACACTTGGCCAAATCTTTATAGACCACCTAAGAAAAAGAAGAAAAAAGATGAATGAGTATTGGGAAGTGTTAGATCCTCTTGGAAAAAAGATTGCTAACACTGGAATTATTGATGATGCTATTAGACTATGTGAAATGCGTGGTCATGGATATACATATCGTCAGGTCAAGTTTATTGGTGATCAAGTAATTGATGTGACTTCTACAACTGACAAACAACTTCCAGGTCAGATTGGTCTTCCTGCTGCAAAACTTAAGTTGGAAGATGCACAACAACAGTTAGAATTAAGAGCAAGCAATGCCAAAGTTTTTGTACCCTGATGATCCTTTAGATTCTAAGTGTCCTTACTGTGGGGAGCATGGGAAACCATGCTCCTTTGTTAGTAGTATGGCACGTGCATATGCTAGGGGTGCTTGTGCAAAGAAGCACAATAATGTTAAGATACATAGTACAGACAGTATGGATTCAGAATGAAGGTATGTCATGTAGTTTTCTCTACTAATAGGGTAGAGTTCCTTAAGAAAACATTTGAAGCAAATAAAAACTTTGATTTCAGTGGACTGGATGTTCATCATTTGTTTATTGATGATTATCCAACTGGAAGGGATAATGAAGCACTAGCAGAATTTGTAATTGCTAATGGGTTTAATGAAATTATATTTCATGAAAAGAACAAGGGCATAACTGAAACCTGGCAAGAACTTTTTGATCTTGTTAAAGAAAGGGATTATGATTACATCCTACACCATGAAGATGATGTTGAATTGATGTATCCATTGAAAGTTATGGATATGATTGAGATCCTGCAGCAGGATAATACTTTGTCTCAGATTCAATTGAAGAGAAATAATTGGTATGGTCATGAGACAGATGAAATTGGTCCTAAAGAAGATGATGTAATATACAAAAACTATAGGTATGAGAAAGCAACCCCATACTTCTGGATGTTGATGTCCTTGTATCCAGCATGGATTGCCAAGGAGCCTATCCTAGAAGAGACTGGATTCAATCCTTCAGAGTCTGTGATTGCCCAGTACCTTGCAGGCAAGTATGGCATTGGTGCAGGTCTCCTGAAGACCAGTGAGGGTGGCATGATGGTCAACCATATTGGTGATTACTTCCATGGCAAGAGAGTGTCAGAGGGGGAGCCTGGATGGGAAGGATTCAAGACCATAGATCCAAGTATTAAATATTGTTCTAGAACTGGAAATTATTGGCATGAAAGTTAATCTTATTATTGCTGACAATTTTTATGATAATCCAGATGATGTAAGAGCATTTGCATTATCGCAGGAGTTTGCTGTTAGGGGAAACTATCCTGGACTCAGAACTAAGTCGTTTTTAAATGACAGTCTCAAGGAAGTAATCAATGCATTAGTTTCTCATGCTGCTGGTGGAGTTACTGATTGGTTGGTAGATGCTGAGGGTAATAGTTACACAGGAGCATTCCAAATGTGTACTTCTATGGATAGAACTTGGATTCACTCAGACTATAATAACATGTGGGCAGGAGTTTGTTATCTAACTCCTGATGCACCTTTAAGTGGTGGGACTGCATTGTATAGACACAAAGAATCTGGGGAAAGAGAATCTATCAACAATATAGATCATGGGCAAGATGCATATGATTATACAAAATGGGAAGTTGTTGATAGAATAGGAAATGTATACAATAGACTTATTCTATACCCTGGCAACTTGTATCATGCCTCAGTAGATTACTTTGGATCTGATATGAATACTGGAAGACTGTTCCAAACATTTTTCTTTAATACAAGATACTGATGAAAGAACCTTTTGATTATTGGGTGATTGATAATTTCACTACTCCAGAAATTGCTAGACAATTATCTAGTGAGTTTATGGATTATAATTATCCAAAATGGTATACCTATAGCAATGCTTTAGAGAATAAAAAATCTTGTAATGATTGGTGGGAGTTTCCCCCCAAGACTTACGAGTTTTTCATGTATCTTGCTTCTGCAGACTTTGTTAATAAGATTAAAAATTTAACAGGCATTGAAACATTATATCCAGACATTGGATTGCATGGTGCAGGGTGGCATATTCATGGAACAGGTGGTAAACTAAATGTACACTTGGATTATTCCATCCATCCAAAATTAAAACTACAGAGAAAACTCAATCTAATTCTATATCTTACTGAGGATTGGAATCCTGATTGGGGTGGTGCTCTAGAATTTTGGACACATGACACTAGAGTTAATAGACCAAAAGATAAAAGAGTTGCTGTTGAAAATGTTTTTAATAGAGCAGTTCTATTTGACACAACTCAAAACTCTTGGCATGGATTCCCAGAACCTCTAACTTGTCCTGAAGGTGTGTATAGGAAGAGCATAGCATTCTATTACTTGACTGATCCCCCACAAGAAGTTGAACATAGAAGCAGAGCTTTGTATGCTCCATATCAAGATCAAAGATACAATCCTGAAGTTTTAGAATTAATCAAAAGAAGATCATCATGAACAAGACTACTAAAATTGTCATGATAACCATGTTCAAGAATGAAGCAAAAAGCATTCGAAGAATGTTGGAATCATGTTACAAATACATTGATTACTGGGTGTTTCAGGACAATGGATCTACTGATGGAACTCCTGAGATTGTTAGAGAATTCTTTGAAGAGCATCCTGTTCCTGGATTCATCTATCAATGTGAAGAAGGATGGGTTGGTTTTGGTTGGAATAGAGATCACCTTCTCCAAACCTGTTTAAAGACAGACCATGGTTGTGATTGGATCATGAAGATGGACTGTGATGAATACATGGAAGTTGATGATGATTTTGATTGGTCAGTCTTTAATGATACTAGTGCTCATAGCTTCCATGTTCCATCTATTGCTCCTGGAATCACTTACTATCGTGCCTGGATTTGGAATGCAAAGTTCCCTTGGAAGTTTAACCATGATTTGATTCATGAAACTATTTCTCTTGAGATGGATGGCATTGGTGAGAATTTCCAAAGAGTTAATCTACCAAGGTCATTCAGGCACATTGGAACAAATGATGGGGAAAGTTATCAGACACCAACAAAGTATGTTAGTGATGCTTTGAAATTAGAAGAGCAATTGATCAGAGAGAATACCATGCTCACTGACAATTATCATTTCTGGTATGTTGGTAAGAGTTATTTTGATGCTCATTTCTATAGAGATTTTCCTCTAGGTAAAACTCAGCAACAAGAATTTGCTAGGAGATCAGTTTACTATTTTTATCAGTATGTTTGTCATAACCATAAAGGATTTGATGAAACTTTAACACCAACTCATATAGATGAGTTCTCTTACTTTGCACTTTATTGTAGTGGTATGCTTCTTAAAGATCTTGGTAATCTAGAAGAGGCAATTGAGAATCTAAACGTTGCTGGTAAGTTTTGTCCAAGGAGAAATGAACATTTAGTTAGACTTGCTGAAATTTGTTCAGAACAAGGTGACTATATTTCAATGATGGGAATAATTAATCATCTTTTAACAGAGGAAAGAAAAAATCCATTCCCAGATTTTATGTTCTTGATTGACAATTCATGCTATTATGATACTGGAACATACTTAGAAGAATTAAAATCTGTAGCACTACAAAATATATCACAATGAAATTTGTAACAACTAGCACAACTAATAAAAATTATAACAAAAAGATTTGGGTTGTTGAAAATTTTTATTCTGATCCATATGCTGTAAGAGAATATGCTATGCAGCAACAATATGAAGATCAATCAGAATGGTACAAGGGAAGAAGAACTGTAGAGCAGCATTTTGTCCCTGGTACAAAAAGAGAAATTGAAAATATAATGGGACATAAGATTACTGAGTGGGAGTCTCATGGAATGTGTGGTAGATTTCAATACTGCACTCCACAAGATTCTTTAGTTTATCATTGGGATGGACAAACTTGGGCAGGTATGGTATACTTAACACCCAATGCTCCTTACCAATGTGGTACTTCTTTCTATGCTCATGAGAGTGGAGCAAGGCAAGAATCAGATCCTAATTCAGATCAAGCATTCTCTGGTGGATTTTATGACAGTACAAAATTCAGACTGGTAGATGTTGTTGGAAATATTTTCAACAGACTAATTTTATTTGATGCAAAACAAATCCATGCTGCATCAGAATACTTTGGACAAACCATAGAAGACTCAAGACTATTTCACATTTTCTTTTTTGATTGATATGATTAATCACAAGTTTAGTATCATTACACCAGAGCATAGTTCTAAGAACATGCCCTTTCTTTTAGAACTATATGAAACAATCAGAGATCAGACCTACTCTAATTGGGAGTGGGTTTTGTATTTGAATGGTGATTGCAAACCACATCATATCCCTCAAGAAATTAAGGATGATTCTAGGGTTAGAATTCACACTGGAATTACAAACCCAAATGTTGGATTCATTAAGAACAAAGCTTTCTTCTTAGGCAGGGGAGATGTTCTTGTTGAGGTGGATCATGATGACCTACTCACACTAGATTGTCTTGAGGAACTCAATCAAGCATTCCAAGATCCTGAAGTTGGTTTTGCTTTTAGTGAGGAAGTTCAGTATGACATGAGGGGAGATCAATATAAGATCCCCTGGAATGCTGATAATGGATGGACCAATGAATGGGTTGAGTTCAGGGGAGAAACTTTTATGAAAATTAATAGTTTCCCTGCAACTGCTCATAGTATTGGTATTATCTGGTATGCTCCAGATCATGTGAGGGCATGGAGAACCAGTTTCTACCATGAAATTGGTGGGCACAATCCTGAATTAAATATCTGTGATGACCATGAACTAGTCATCAGATCTTATTTGAATACTAAGTTTCACTTTATTGATAAGATTCTTTATTACTATAGATGGCTTCCTGACAACAACAATACACAAACTCAAAGGATTGATAACATTCAAATCAAGACTTTTGAGTTGTTCCATCAATATGGACAAGCACTTGCTGAGAGGGATGCAGATCTTAATGGTCTGATGAAAGTTGATATTGGTGGAGGGTTGTTCCCAAGACCTGGATATATAACAATTGATCAGTGTGATGCTGATATTATTTGTGATTTGAATGATGGCATTCCTCTAGAGGATAATAGTGTTGGTGTTATCAATGCTAGCCATGTTCTTGAGCACCTTAAGGATCCAATCAAATCAATGAAAGAGATCCATAGAGTTCTTTGTGATGGTGGTTGGGCATTTATTGAAGTTCCTTCTACTGATGGTAGAGGAGCATGGCAAGATCCAACCCATGTTAGTTTTTGGAATGAGAATAGTTTCTGGTATTACACCAGGAGAGACAAAGCACAATTTATTAGAAACACTGATATTAGATTTCAAGAATTCAGACTTGAAACTAATTGGTGGGAAGATAATATTGCAGTAACAACTGCATGGTTATGTGCAATTAAATCAGACAAACGTAGACCACATCCAGTTAGAATTTAAACCTATGAATTTCACAATTTACAGTAAACAAGGTTGCCCATATTGTGATAAGATTAAAACAATATTGGGGGATCTAAGTATTAAAAAAGGATATCCAGCAGTTGCATATGAACTTGGAACTGATTTTACCAGAGAAGAGTTCTATGCAGAGTTTGGAAAAGGATCCACATTCCCACAAGTCATTATGGGAACAACTAAGTTAGGAGGATGTACAGATACTGTAAAGTATCTTGCAGAAAATTCTCTTCTATGACCTCTATAAATAATCCAGATCCCTCTGAAATGAACAGAGGAGTTGAACTTATTTTGAGAAGGAGGAAACCCAGAAAGAAAACTTTTTCATTCTGTTTTGATAAGATGGTTTCCTTCCTAAAAAGAGAAGTGACCATCTCCTTAAATTTTTCCTTTGATATAAGGAAGTCTCAATAAAAGGAGTAGGACAATGATAGCAATCACTCTTGTTTTTTCTGTAATGTTTGCGTTGATGTCATTAGTTGTTGGAAGTTTAGCTGGGTGGATCTATAGAGAACACACCTGGGCACAACAAGTTGCTAAGTTGCATCCTGAAATGTATGATGAAGATGGAAACGTAATCCCAGATGAAATAATTGCCTTTAGATTTGAAGGTGATATGGATGATGAAGAACCTGAAGACTAATTAAATGGAGAATGATTTATGAAATTGCCACCAGATCAACTGGTGTCTGAAGTTATTCAAAGAGTCTCTAATGCAAAGAATAGAGATGAAAAGATTACAATTTTAAGACACTATGACAGTCCTGCTCTAAGAGCAGTTCTCACTTGGAACTTTGATTCAAGAGTCCAATCTGATCTTCCAGATGGAGAAGTTCCATACACAGCTAATGATGCTCCAGTTGGAACTGAGCATTCTAAGCTGATTCATGAATGGAGAAAGTTTAATCACTTTGTTAAAGGTGTCACTAACACCACAAAGATGAAGAAGGAGATGATGTTTATCCAACTCCTGGAGTCTCTTCATGCATCTGAAGCAGAACTATTGTGTCACATGAAGGACAAGCAACTTCACAAAAGATATAAGATTACAAAAGCAGTTGTTCAGGATGCATTCCCAAATTTAGTATTTAATTAAAATTGTGAAAATCATTTATAGAGATTGTGATCCATCATTGGCAGATGATAGAACTCTGCCACATACTGCATACCTAGTTGAATATCTTCAAGATGGTATGACACATTTTGATATTGTTGTGGCATCTAAAAGAGTAGAAATTTTTGATTACTACTGGGACAACTATAGGGAAGACTTAATTAGAATGACTCAATCTGAGGGGAGATCAAACCCTAAAGTTTGGTCTAATCCAAATCAAAAAAAGAAGAAGTGAAATGGGAAAACACTATTTGCTAAACCTTTATGGTTGTGATTTTGATTGTTTAAATAATGAAACTTTTCTCAGAGATCTTTTAGAGATTGCTGCTGAATCAAGTGGAGCAAAAGTTTTAGAAACCATTTCATACAAGTTTGATCCACAAGGAGTAACTGCTATAAGTCTTCTTTCTGAAAGTCATATTAGTATCCACACTTGGCCAGAGAAAGGTGAGGCAGCTGTGGACATCTTCACATGTGGAGAATCCAATCCAAAGATTGGATGTGACATTATCATTCATCAATTAAAGTCTGATAATCATACCCTCAGTTATATCGAGAGGTAAAATAAATAGGTCATATAAGGAGAGACAATATGTTGTCTACGAAATATAGGCTCAGATTAGAATTTATTTGCAAGTGCATTGTGAATGGTGAAGAAGTAAAGTTAGATGATATGATCTGGGCAGAGAAGTTGGGCAAGGCAAATACATCTGCCAGGGAAATGCTCAATAAGGCAAGGAGACAAGCTTCTAATCCTGAGATGGTAGAAGGAAGCATGGATGATTTTATGAACAAGATGGGTTTAGGTGATCCTGACCCATCCAATCACAGAACAGGATTTGATAGTGCTGATGAAATCGCAGATTGGTTCAAACAAGACAAACCAGATGACTGGAGACAAAGAGACTAGACCTCATTACTCAGTTATTGATAAAGAGGGTAAGGAAACTGTTTGGGTATGGGATCAGACAGACACCTTCAGAGGATTTGTAGAGAAGAAAGATTAAAACATAATAAAATTGTATCACATTTTACAAAATTAGTTGCATAGATAGTTTGTTAGGTCTATAATGACCATACGTTCATCCCTATGGGACGCAAGTAAGTCTCGGAAAGGATCGTTCATTCTCTATTTGCAAATAGCAAATGGAGAACGCAAAAGACTGAAGGAACGGGATCTTAACACATCTCATTTCTTTAGGAGTAAAAAGATGAATCTTCTTAACCTTTACAGCAACAATACTTCTTATCGTGGTATCTCTTATGATCCCCATGCTAAGAAGGAAGTTGAGACCCACACCATTCTTGAGACCTATCGTGGTGTCAAGCATGAGGAAAAAGTGGAGGTTGCAAAATGAAGAAAGTAGTTGCATCT